CTAGTCCTTGACGCATTAAACAATCTTACATATCTAGATGATAACCAGATAACAGAACTACATATGTATAAACATACAGATAAACAGATAGGTCCCTTAACAACTATTACTATAGAGGAAATAGTACTCTAATTAACAGAGCTTACTAGAGTAGTCTTTCGCGCCAATTAAACCTCTTACTAAATACTAAAAGGAAATATATACTAAATGACAATCAATCAAATATGTAATGATATAAATAAAATGCTTCTATTAAATCTATCTACAGAAGAAACACAAAGAGAACTAATCTACTATAAAAATCTACTCTGTCTTACAATAGATTCAATGATTACTAAGAACATACCAAAGAATCAAAATCATCTAGAAGGAAATGAATATACATAATCTTTTACATACTAAATATCTTAAACAAAACAACCCCTTAGATAAAATATATCAAGGGGTTTTCTATTTCATATCATGAATGAAATCAACCAGATAGTGTCATAGAGTAAGGGTATTGTTCTAAGGAATTCTCTAGAATAAATATAACTAGTTCCTTGGTAAGAGACGTATGTCTACTCTAATTACTAGATATACTAAATAAATATCTATAACACTAAGCATATATCTTATAGGATAGATTACTCTATAACACTATCCAAATCTTTTAACAGAGCAACATTTCCCGTCTGTATAAAAACCATAATCTAAGCCTCTATTTATTAGAACACCTTACCAATGGTTAGAAATCTGGGGATGATTCAATAAATCAATTTCAATAACTAACCTTTACGTTTCCAAAAGGAAACAAATTTCAATATAAAAATAAATGGAGAAAAACAATGTCTGTATCAACTGATGTACTAGCTTCTACTCTCGCATATGTTCTTGAGCAAGAAACAGAAGCCGTTAAACGTAGACACGCATTCCTAGACTATGCTGATAAAGCAGGTGGAATTGTAGAGATAGATGGTGGATCTAAAATCCAGGTCCCTGTAGCTGTTAAAGATCACAGCGTTATTACCTATCACGATGATGGGTATGAAGCTACTGACGAAACAATTCAAGACGTATTAAACTACGCTGAGTACGGATGGGCTTTCTGGACTGCACCTATTGCAATCTCTGCAAAACGTAGACTAGAGAACAGTGGTGAAAGAGCTGTCATAGATCTTTACACTGCACACCTTAAAAGCGTTATGGACTCTATGGGGCGTAATCTTAACGCTCAAATCCTTAACGGTTCCTTAACTGGTACTGGTCTTCAAACCCTTTACGGTGGAACAGTAGCAACTGCTGGTACTGGATTCCTTGAAGGTGGAGCTAAAGCATCCCAGAACAATGTAGTTGGTGGTCTTTCTAAAGCTACCTACAACATCCCAGGATGGACAAATGCATGGGCATCTGGTTCAGGAGCATTCGCTACTAACGGTATCTCTGGAATGAATTCTATTCAAACCCAAATCCTTACTGTTCACCAAGGACCAAAACCTGTTGATCTCGTTATCGCTTCCGAAGCAGCATTCCGTCTTTACAAAGCTGGACTCTTCGTCAACGAGCGTTACGTTGCTCAATCAGAGCTTGATGCTGGTAGAATGAATCTTATGTTTGCTGGTGCTCCAGTTGTTGCAGACCTTGCAATGAGCGTAGCAGGACGTGCAAACGAAGATATCTTCTCAATGTATTTCTTGAATTTCGCTGGTGTCAAACTATATTTCCACAGTGATGCTCGCTTCTCATTAGTAGAACGTGGTCGTGCTCTTGGTTATGCTTCAGACACATGGCAGGTAAACGTCATGGCTCAGTTAGCTGGTATTCACCTTGGTTCTCTTGGTGTTCTTACTAACGCTGACGCTTAATCAATAACAAAATATATAGGAGATAAAATAAAATGCGTTCAAGAATTATACAAAAAATGGATACTGGAGTTGGAGCTTCTGTCTCTAGCCGTTCAACAGTAGAAACATTTATCGCTGGTGCAGCAATTACTGCTGGCGATTTCGTAATGTTAGATACTACAAAGACCACAACTGATCGTGTTCTCTATGTAAAACAATGTGCAGCCGTTGCTCTTGGTAATAGCTTAGTCATTGGAGTAGCATTAGAAACAGCAGCATCAGGAGCCTTCGTTAAGGTTTGTGTTGGTGGATACTGTGCATCTGCAAACGTAGATGGTGCCGTAGTAGCTGGTGACCCTCTTGTAGTTGATACAACTGCAGGACGTGCTCACGTAGGAGTAACTGGAGACATTGCATTCTGTGCAGTAGCTCTCGAAGCAGACACAGCAAACGTCGCAGCAGTATATATCTTCGCTAGATTCTAATCGACTCTAACTGTAGATAACAGAGCCTACTGGTAGAAATACTGGTGGGCTTTTTCTTTTACTATCCATAACACTAATCAATCCCATAGAAACTATTTAGGAGATATATACAATGGCTAACCTTAAAGAAATAAGAGCTAAGATTCAAAACATAACTAGCTTTAAGCCTACCAATCAAGACCATTTGAATGATATAGATGAATTGATTAATGGAGCATTTAGATATACATGGTTATGTAGACAGTGGTTCTTCGCGCAAAAAACTACATTCTTAAATGTTACTCCTGACCTTGATAATACAATTACATCTCTAACTGTTGGAGTTGTAGATTTCTCTCGTAAGGTAACCTTCTCTGGTAATCTTCGTTCATTAACATCAGATGTCTATGAAGGACAAATCTTTGAATGCCAAGGCAGAGAGTATAAAATATTAAAGGTTGTTCCATTCAATGAGATACATCTATCAGAACCATTCAGAGGAACTACTACAACTGCAGATACTACCTGGAAACTAAAGATTAAATATTACAATCTACCTGAAGATCTTGTACAGGTTTTATCTATCTCACATAGAGATGCACCTATCGTCGGTGGACGCAGACAATATCTTACCGCTATCAACTCTAAACGTGAAGAGGAACTACAATTAGCAGAGAATCGTACTGCTTCTTATGCAGATTTCTATATACATATACCTCCAAAGAATATACCTTCTGGTGAGAAACTAAAAGATCTTGGATCTACTATTGGTATCCTTGGAGACCTAACAAATAATTCTTATCATGAATTCTGCTGGTGCTTCCGTAAAGAATCTATGTATGGTCCTTTATCTGATTCTATTATTGTTCAAGCTCTTACTCCAGAAGGAGGAACCAAACCTAATATAAATCTACGTGCAGTTACACATGACGACCAAGAGGTAAAGACACCTACATATGCTGACGCTGTAGATAAGATGCCTAATGTATGGGAAGGTTACTCTAAGGTTCTATGGACCAATGTTAATTTCAATCATACCACAGGTAAAAGATTAGGATTACCAAAATGGGTAATGGTTACTACGAAAGCTTTAGCTGATAGTCAGTATGATCATGCTCCTTACATTCTAAAGGATGAGGAATCTGAATGGATTATTAATTGGTCAGCTTCATTGTCTGCTGGTAACCCTAAATATATAGAGATAGATGGACATCACCATATCATCCGTCCTTATCCACGTATCAATAGTTACGATGCTAAATATTCATTTGTTGTAGGAGCTGATGGAGCTACTGCACCAGAACAATATTTTAGACAGCTAGAGTTAAGATATATCTATAAGGCACAAGATCTCGCGCAAATAACTGACTCTCCAGAGATGCCATTTGAATTACATGATCTAGTAGTATATAAAGCACTAGAAGATTATTATACAAAGATAGGTAACCTACAATTAGCTACCGTATATCGTAACCGTTTTGAGATGGACCTTAAAGCAGCAACTACTAAATATGTAGAACATTTCGATGTTGAACATCAACGTGCTTTCCAATTCGCTGCAGGTCGTGGTGGGTTCATAGCTCCTTCTACATCAATCAAACGCTCATCTTTCTAAGAGGTATTTATGCAAGCACAATTAACTAAAGCAAAACCTATTCGTGGAGTTGACCAAAACATATTTCCTCAAGAGAACACAGCATATGAGATTGTTAATTTCCGTGCTGATGAAAATGGTGGATGGTTAAATGATATTGGTTGGGAGCCATTAATTCCTCATGAATCTACTCTAGCTATTCCTACTACAGATTTCACAAAGACATTTGCTCCTACTAGATTCCTTGCTATATGGAGACGACATGAAGGATCTGAACCTTACTACCTTTATGAACGTGGTGGAGAGCTTGTCTACGATTGGGGAAACAAAGGTCTTACTACAAATAACATTGTTCTAAAGACAGATCGCATAGATCCTAAACCAGATAACCCTGGTACACAGATAGCTCCATTTAAAGATTTCGCATTATTATTAAATGGAGTCAATGCTCCTATTAAATTCTGGGGACGTAATCTTGTTGAACCTTTCGGATGGAATTCATTACCACCAACACCAACAATACTAACTCCACAACCATCAGGTATAGTAGCTGGTGCTTCTGGAGATTATATCCTTGCACAGAAATCATGTGTATGGTTTGACAAAACAAATTACTATGGTTTAGGTAGTGGAGAGAATGGAGCAAAGAATACATATGGATTCCGTGTAGCTTGGTTGTCTAAGACAGGTTCTATATCTCCTTTATCAGAACCATTCTTTATCTCTTGGAGTATTGGATCAGTAGCAGAAGAAGGAAAGCAAGGTGTTGTTTTAACAGATGTGCCTATTGGTCCTGACGGAACTATTGGTAGATTAATCTATCGTACAAAAAATAAGGGGGATGGATTAACATCTCAACTCGATGACTACTATCTAATAGCTTATATCAGTGAGAATTGTACAGATACGTATATAGATATTATGCCTGATTCTGAATTGGCATCAGTAGCTATTGATATTCAAGATTCATCTCCTATCAGCTATGGTTTCAAATATGCTACCTCTTGGGATAATAGTATGTGGTTAGCTGGTGGAGAGGCACATCCTACCCGCATCGTTTACTCTAAGGCTAACCTTCCAGAGCAGTTTCCTGCATTTAATTATTTTGATGTAGGAGTACGAGATGGTGGGCACATTACTGCATTATTCCCATACTATAATTCTCTATTAGTATTTAGAGAACGAGCAATAGATGTTATCTCTAAAACAGCAAATGGATATCAAATCTCTGCGTTAGATCCATTTATAGGAACAGTAGCTACAAATACTATTCGATATGTACCAGAGATAGGTGTTTGTTTCTTAGCAAGAGATGGAGTCTATGCAATCTCTGGCGGTTTATATGGTGGTTCAGAACACAAAGCCAAAAACATATCTACTGGATTATCAGAAGAATTTAAACGTATGACACCAGGAGCTATTGCAAGAGCCACTGCTACCTATTCAGATAGAGAGAAAGAGTATTGGGTGCATTATCCTGCTGATGGACAAACAGAAAATATACGTGGTGCTGTATTTCATACGAACACAAAAGGATGGTCACTCAGAAACACAGAAGATTCAGAGATTGGAGAGATGAGATTCTCACAGCTAGCTACAGACGGTAATGGCTGGATCATCATTGGGACGCATTTAAAACGATCTATATCTTTACTGGCAGGATCATATGGCTATCCTGGTGTTGGGCTTCAGGTGTGGTCTCATGCGCCTTACTGGGGACATCTATTAACCTATGTGAATACTAGTGGCGGGAATTATAACTACACTGTAGCTAAGGTTCCAAAGGGTGACTCTAAATTCACATCTATCTGGGAAGATATAGGGAACATAGACATCAAGAAGAACATATCTGCTGTTCTAATAGATGGATTATCACAAGGTAACAATAAGGTTCCTCTTAAATGGTATTTAGATGGTGACTATATTGGTGTTAGTGAAACATCCCAAGCTACTCAACAGAATGAATATTACAATACTGATG